ACGTCATCGACGATGGGGCGCGGGAGATTCTGTGGCTGGAAGTGCCTACCAGACCAGCGCCCGGTAGCTGCCCCGTGATACATGCCGGTGCCATGGGCGCGGCCATCGCGGCCCAAGCAGGCCAGCATTGCTTGAAACTTCTTAGTGCTCGACTTCGACAACGCCTGACGTATCTGAAGGAAGCGGTACACCTTCGGTGGGCACACGCCCTCCAGCGCACAGGTCACTGCTGCCTTGTCATAGCTGTCCATCGCCAGCCCCTGCCGGTTGATCCAATCGAGGGACTTGGCCCGCGAGGACGTTGAGGCCAGCTCGCCGTCAGTCAACTCGAACACCTCTTGGTTCAGCTCGGCCTCAACTTTCTTGATGATCTCAATGGCGTGCTCGCAGTTTGCAGCGTCCAGCTTCACCCCTCGCAGGTTCATGCGCTGGTCTGCCTCCCAGACTAATCGCTCGACAGGGTGGAGTGGCCGCAGCCGCTTGCGGATCTCCGACTCAGCGACAACATCTTGTAGGCAGTAGTCGTACAGCTCTCGCAGCAGCTCCTGATCGTGGACACGCTTACCCCGGTAGGGTTTGCAGAGCCGTTGGATCAGGTACTTGCCTCGCTTGTCCTTAGCGGCGTCCCCGGTCATCGCCATGAACTCGCCGCACTTTCCAAGGGCGCGTGGGTATGCCATCGCCGCAGCCAGCGCGGCGGTATCGTTCCACTGTGATATCGGTATCGTCGGCCACATCAGTACGCGCTGCCAGATAGCCAGCTCGAAGAAGCTATTCCAAGCCCAGACCTCAGCCCCGCGCTCGATCAAGCCGAACAGCTCAGTCGGCGCAGGCATCCCGGCAGTCCACAGCTCGGGCGGCTCATCGTTTACCGCCCACGCTAGGCACAGCACCTCGGTGCTGGGGTGGTCGGCGTAAGCCCACGCGCCCGCAGACCGAATGTCGCACTCTGAGTAGGTCTCGAAGTCGATGCTGACGATCAAGCCAAAAACTCCTCCGCCTCTTCCACTACGTCGGCTGCGGTCTCGCTGCTGATGTCATCAAAGCCTTCTAAGGCGTTGCCGCCACCACCAAACCGCTCGCCTTCCCGTGCAAACTGAACAGCCTCCAAGCTGCAGAGCACGCCAGAGAATGCAGCGCCAGATGACCATGCGTAGAAGCGCACCTTTGCGTTCACATAGTCACCGCCCTGCGGTCTGCCATCTTCCTCTACCAGCGCCGATAGATCCTTGTCGATGATCGGCACCCGCTTGCGGTTGTTGGCCTTCACGATGTACTTGTTCTCGTACTCGGCGCGATCGGTCTCGTCGCCATCTTGCAGCGACAGGAACAGTTTCTTTGGTTGCTTCTCTCCCCACTTTTCTTTCGCCAGCTCGCTAACAATCTTCCGCAGGTTCTTGATCTGATCGGCGTCGGCATCCTTGTCGAGAATGAACGTGCCGCTGTACTTCAGGTTGTCGGAACCCTCAAACGCCGAAGGCGTGAAGAGGCTAGGGAAACTCAAACGTGCGTTTTCAATCTTTACCGTAGACATAGTTTTTTCCTTAATCGTCTATTGCGTCGAAGCCAGCCGTCGCTTCCAGTGCTGGTCTCTTGTCAGATACCGGCACCAGTGTTGGCTTGCCCTCGGGTTTCACGATCAGCGCGTTAACGCTGTCGCAGTTTTTCCCGAGCATGGCTACTGCCCTGCTCGGAGAAATTGGTTTGCGGCTCATCACCGGCTCGTTGGTCAGCAGCGTCATGGCCTTGATGGCCTCCTCGTCATCTGCCCACTTCCTGTTGGTGCGGCTGGTCACCAGCTTGTAGCCCTCGATGGGTACGCCAGAGAGCGCCAGCTTCTCTGCGTGTCTTGCGACGGAGTCGCACCAGCTCTTGATGGTTGCGAGGTGCGGCAGCAGTGCTGCGATCTCCTCGTTGCTTAAAACCTCTGGATCTCTCACTCGAACTCCTCCCCGATCTTGTCGAAAATATGCTGTGACAAAGCGCGGCATGTCGGCGAGGCCTTGCAGTACCGGCATTGGGACTCGCCGGGGTTGAAAGGTGGCCTCTTACCTAGCGCAGCCTCGGCTGCTGGTGCCAGAACCTCAGCGCCCCACTTCAATAGATCCCGGTGCCGCATGGTGTGTGTATCGATGTGGCCCAGCCGGGGCTGGACGATAGTCATGTGGACAGTGTCGAGCTGTGCGTCGAAGCCGAACTCGTTGAAGACTCCGAGTGCGTAGCACTTGAGCTGGTCGCAGTCTGCGTCCACTTGGTTGCGGCCAAACTTGGCGTCCACCACCCAAGCCTCGCCCTCTTTTATCGTTAGGTAGTCAGCAGTTCCGAAGCCGCCATCGGCCCACATTGAGTAGTCCAACCGGCGCTCGACGTGCGTGTGGATCTGAGGCAGTGAGCGACAGTGATCGACATATACCTTCGCCAAGTTGGCGTACTCCAGACCAATCTCGAATGCGTTGAAAGACTCACCGATCAGGTCGTGCGGCTCCAGCCCTTTGCGTAGGCAGGCCTCTGACAGTTCGTGTAAGGCCGTGCCTTCTTCAGCAGCGAGGCTGCCCTCGTCAACCAAACCCTCCTGCGCCGTGACGCTCGCCGGGCAGGCGATCCATCGGTGTGCAGAGCTGGCACTGAGCTTTGCGTGAGCTGGGCCGAGATCCAATTCGTGCTGCTTCATAAATACAACTTACAAACTTTGCAATCATCGTTGGGTTGTATCATGATTCAGACAAACAGGTAACGCAAACAAATTTGTCGACAATTTTTCAGAAGGATAAAAATGAAAAACAAAACCAACAAATCGGTTAACGACGCACTCGATCAGGTGAAGAAAATTCTCGGTCTTCAGTCTGATCGGCAGCTCGCGCTGCTGCTCGATCTTGAGAAGCAGAACGTGGCCGCGTGGCGTGCCAAGGGTGAAGTGCCTGCGTCTCGCGCAGTGCAGCTAGAGCTTTGCACCGAGCGAAAGATCACTTGGTTCGACCTCTGCCCTAACCTTCTGAAAGACACAACAAAGCTGTTGGGCAGGAAATGAGGAGCAAGTTCTTTCTTTTCATCTGGTGGTTTTTCCAAGTCCTTGGCGAGTTCGTTGACGATCTTAGCTACTGGATCGTGGAGCTTTGCCGCCGCATTTCTGAGTGGGCCGAGGACATGGCACACAAATTCGATTGATCAGGGGAAGTAGATGTTAGATCAATTCGGCCATCGCTTAGTCGAGCGGGGTTACAACATTATTCCAATCCTCCCGGGTAAGAAGAGACCACCGGGGAACGATTGGCAGAAGATTCAAAGCACACCGGAGTTGGTAACGAGCTGGATCGACGAGATGCCGCAGTTCGGTATCGGCGTTCTGGCCTCCACCACCTGCGCGGTTGATATCGACTGCCGGGACAAGGCTGTGAACAACAAGCTGCTGCACTGGCTGAAGAACAATGTAGGTCTCGGTGCCATCCGCATCGGTGAGAACCCCAAGTGCGTTGTCCCGTTCCAGAACGTAGAGCGATTCAAGAAGATGAAGTCCTGCGAGTTCAAGACACCCGACGGTGTCACGCAGGCCGTTGAGATTCTTGGGAACGGGCAGCAGTGGGTCGCATACGGGATTCACCCCAAGACGATCAAGCCATACGAGTGGGTCAGCGGCCCAACGCTCGCCGATGTCTTCTACGATGACCTGCCGGAGCTGACGCAGGAGCTGGCGATGGCATTCATCGGATACTTCGAGGAGGTGGCCCGGGATCTGGGCTGGGAGGAGGTGCGTCCCGGGAGCCAGCAGAAGGCCGAGGAGGCCGACGCGCTGATGAACCTCAAGGCCGCGCTGGACATGGACGCAGAAGAGATTGCAGCGATCCTGCGAGACCTCGATCCAGACGATCACCACGACAACTGGGTCAGGGTCGGGATGGCCCTGCACCACCAGTTTGGTGGCGAGCCGGAGGGCTTACAGCTCTGGGACGATTGGTCAGTCGAGGGATCAAAGTATCAGGAGGGTGAGTGCGCCAAGCGGTGGCTGTCCTTCGGTGATTACCAAGGGGCGCAGGTCACCATGGCCTCGCTAAAGTTCGAGGCAAAAAAGTCCGAGAGCGTCGAGCTGGTCGCTGACGAGCTGCCCACCATGCTAGAGCGGTGGGCATTCGTTCAGGTAGAAGGCTCGGCGCGGGTGCTGCGGGAGGAGCTGAACTCCGAGCAGATCATCCTCTACAAGATCGAAGATTTGAAGAAAGAGTTTGCCAACCGCAAGGTGCTAGATCCCGGCAGCGACAAGCCACGCATGGTGAACCTTGTAGACCTCTGGCTTGAGCACCCCGACCGGCGCACCTACGCGGCAGGCATCTGCTTCGCCCCGGACTCCGAGGTGCTACAGCGATACAACCTCTGGCGAGGCTGGAGCTTCAAGGCGGTTGAGGGAGAGGTTCAGCCGTTCACGGACTTCGTGACCAACGTGATCGCCTCCGGGAACGAGGAGCACGCACGCTACATTCTCGGCTGGGTGGCGCAGATGATTCAGAAGCCGCAGTCTAAGGTCGGTGTGGGTCTGGTGCTCCGAGGCTCTAAGGGGTCAGGCAAGACGTTCTTTGGCGAGCTGGTTGGTGGGCTGTGCAAGGCGCACCACCGCATCGTGTCCAAGGCAGAGCACGTCACCGGGAAGTTCAACCGCCACCTTGAGGACACCCTGCTGCTTCAGTGCGACGAGGCCTACTGGGCCAGAAACAAGGCAGCCGAGGGTGCGCTCAAGGATCTGCTGACCAATGGCCGGATCACCGTCGA